ATTCCCTGCGGCCCTCTGGCTGCTTGTTTGTTTTTTGGTCATGCCTCCTTTCACTCGGTGCCGAGGTGGGGTATGCTTTTAACCAGCAAGGGACTACTGCACAAATTCTGAGGTTTTGGTATGAGGCGAAATCTGGTATCCGATCTGTTGGTCGATCATTTTAATCCGTCGCTCTTTGCGCCTGACGATGACTATGAGGCCGCCCTCTGGCGCGGCCTTGGCAAGTGGCAGCCAGGGCAAGCTCTTCATCACTTCGTTGATGACTACCGCCATGAGGTGTGTTTCCGGCGTCCTGAGGACGGTTTGGCTCGCGCCCTTGTCTCTCCCTTCGTCATTGCACCTGATTACACCGTCTATACCGACGATCCCGAACCTTTGGCTGCTTACAACGTTTGGCGTTCTGCTGTTGTCGCTTCGTTCTGGGCTTCTCATGGTGTCCGGGTCGTTCCCTCTGTCTCGTTTCATCCCTCGTTTTCTACCTACGTTCAGCCCGGATCTGTTGTCGCTGTACGTGCTCCACGTTCTGCTGATCGAGACTCTTGGACTGTTGATTTGCTCGATGCTGTCTCCGCTGTTTCGCCTGGTCGGATTCTTGTCTTTGGTCGCGCTTTTGACCTTCAGATTAGATTTCCGTATACATTTATCCCACTGTTGAGGACTTCATAATGGGTGGTCGTACAACTCGTGACAAAATGCCTGAATCAACTGACCGTTGGAAATTTGTTTCCACTCTCTCCGATACTCGTTTGACCAACTACTTGGTCATGATCCAGTCAGAGGGTCGAGAGTTTCGCAAGGACGGTAATCCTCGTCGTTATCCTGAGGCTTTTGAGGGGGAGCTTTTGGCCGAACGCAAACGTCGTATCGATACCGGCATTTGGCACAAGGATTTTTGATAGCAAAAGGGGCCTTTCGGCCCCCTTTTTTTATCTGTATTTCTTGTACTTCTTTCTCGGGTTCTCCCACCGTTTGAAGTGGTCAGCGCCCATAATGTCGATCAGCTCAAGCCGCTGACGGGTCATTTGTGAACCGGCAGGGGTGATAAGGTGGTAGCCGGACATGCGCCACCCCTCCCAGTACCTGGTGAAGATGGTCGGTAGTTCCCGTCCACACGCCATCCTCATTACCCTCTTGTAGATGTCGGGGATCTTTTTTCCCTCATCCCACAATGTGACCTCGCTCACAGAAACGAAACAGAGTTCTGCTGTTTCTCTGACACTCAACCCGCACTCAAACCAACGGAAAATGAAATTTTTCGTGATATTACGTTCCATACAATCCAAACCGTCATAACTGGGTAATTCCAGCGGGTCGCAGTTTGAGCCCGTATTTAACGTAATCTGTGTATATGCGCAGTGACCAACCCACCGATGCTAGCGCTTCCCATCATTACGCAACCCACGGCCAGCGCGGCTCCCGTGTTTGCGCAGTATTTTTTTAAGGCGTCATACCACGCTGCTCTAGTCTCTGGTGTCTTTGCTCTTACCGCTTGCAGTGAAATTATTACTTCCAGAGGGTCTATACCGATTTCATTTGCAATGTAAATTGCTGTTTCATCAGTAAATTGTTTATGACCTCTGTTTATGTCTGTCATGTATGAATTGGAAAAACCAAGGCTCTCAGCAACTTCTTTAAGCTGAGTTAGGTTTTTAGCTCTCATGTACGCTTGAATCAGTGTTTTAGAGTCCATTTATTTTTCCTCGTTTGTTCAACCACAAGTCTATCACAAGCCTCCAAACCGATTATCCGCCGTCTTGCGTATTTATTTTTTGAAGCCAATACTCACGCCATTACGATAATCCGCCAATAGGTGAATCGCATGGAACGCCAGACCCTACAGCAGTTAACACCGGTTTACCATGTCTGCCCTGAGTGTCAGGGCGACGGCTGCCGTGACTGTGGCTCTATGGGTATCGTCGAGGGTGACTACCCTGACGACCTGCTTGATTTGGCAATCCCCTTCCCTTCCGACCGTGAACTCGATTTCAACGCTGACACTGGATTTGCCCAATGACTACTCCGACCATCCAACGCACCCTGTACTGGCAACAAGAGCCTACCGGCTGGATTGCTGCCAGTATTGCCGGTCAGGTCGAGATGTTCCCCGACTTGGGATCCTGCGCTCGCTATCTATCTTTCAACTACCCCGACACCGACTTTGACTTTGTTGAAGTCACCGAAAGCACCTGGGCAGCTCTCTATGAGCAAGGAGTGTTTTTCGATGACTGGTCATAACGCTCAACTCGTTAAGCATGACTTTCTCTCCTTCACTTGGAGCCCTGAAGTCATCAAGCGCATTGCTGGCCTTGCCAAGGAAGGCGCCGTTCTCAAGTCTATCCCGGCTTTTGATAAGCACTCCCATCACTTGCTGAGTCGCATCAAGCCGTTACCGACTGAAAAGGGACTTATCTATGTTCGATCAGTACCTAGTTCAGATGACAGCCGCGTTCTGCGTGATGTTCCTATTCCTACTCCCGCGGTAGAGGGTATCCGCTCCGTTCTTACTGCTTCGATGTATGAGGCCATGGAAGCCAACATCCGCCGTGGTTACAAGGACGACGCCAACCGCCGTTTAAACAAAGAGCTCAAAGCCGTCCTCGGCCAGCTGGTTGACGCTTCAGAACTGGAGCTCAATCCAGACGGTACTATCTGGGATGCCTACAACGATTTGATTCATGCATACGGAATTCAATTCCTCGATTCCCTGTGCTGCTCAGAATTGGAGATCTTCTTTGATGAGCTCAACCACCAAATCGGCGTTCCTATACCGAACCCTAGGTTTGTCCTGCGTCCTCGTCGTGGCGGTGTGCATGGCTATTCTAGTAGCGGTGACATCCTCTGTGATGGCATTCCTTGCGGACTTGTTGCTTGGGGTGCGGCAAACCATGGTTGCTTCGTATCCTTCTCCGGAAGTGGATGCGATGCTCTCGACTTTGTGGCTCTGTATCGTGTATTGGCCCGTATCCCGGGCGTTCGCATTACTCGTGTTGACCTTGCGTTGGACGATTACGAAGGTAAAACAATCTCTTACGATGCCGCTGTAGAGGCCGCCAAGTCTGGCGGATTCCATCCCCAGCGTGGCATGGCTCCCAAGTGGATGAAGATAGAAGCCGGTGAGTTTGAGCTCATCCCTGAAGTCGTCAAGGGTCTGACCAAGCGCTTTGGCATGATTGCCAATGCCGGTTGCTCCCTCTACATCGGTTCCCGCATCAACGGCAAATGTGGCCGTATGTATGAAAAAGGTAAACAGCTTTCATCTGTTGACCATCCTGATTGGGTTCGGGCTGAGGGTGAACTCCACAGCAAAGACCGTGTTATCCCGCTCGATGTGCTGATCAACCCAGACCCTTACTTTGCTGGTCTCTATCCCCAGTTCGCTGTGTGGCTCCAGCAGCTCTCTGAGGCTGCCAAGCCGGTTGAGCCTGTCCGTGTCACCACGTTCAAGAACAAATACGTCACCTGTCGGGACAACGCCGTAGAGCAGATGTCCCGCATGGCTGGCCGTCTGGTCAACTATCTGAAATGCGTTGAGGGATTGAATTCTGAAACGATTATCAGCCAGTTGACCGCCCATCTATCAATGGACGATATCCCAGCTCGGTTGCGCGTTCCTGTGCCGCCTGAACTGGAGTCATTGCCCGTCTTTGTGCCCAAAGCAGAGGGCTTTTTAACCGGAGAGTACAACCATGTCTGAGATCCAAAACGTTATTGTTATGTGCGTCACCCACGGTCGTGGTGTGTCCCGTAAAAGCGGCTCACCCAAGCCCTATGACTTCGCACAGCTCGAATACATCGTGCCCGCCACGAACGTGGATATGGCCGAGTGCAATATCACCAACTGGGGCTTCCAGTCTAAACAGTTCCCAGTCAAGAACGACCCGACCGTTTTGGCTCACCTGGCTGTCTGTCCGAAGCTGGTTCCTGTTACCTTGATTCTGGAGTCTGATCCGCGCGATTTCTCCAAGAACATCGTTGTCGGCTTCAAGTCTGACCTGCCGGTCAAAGACGAATTTGGCGGCCCTGCTGCCAAAGACACTGGTAAAGACGCCAAGTCGTCTGAACCCGTGAGTAAGTTCTGATGAGCTGCCTACTTGTATCTGGTACCGGAGAACTCGTCGTTACCAACGATGGTTTGAACGCTTGCACGGGATATGTGCTTGTCACTCCGGATCAATATCGGGCACAGGTAGGTGCTTTGTCGGAATTTGATAAGAACCTCGCCAATGAGTACCTCGGATTCATGCTGCTGACCTTCTTTGCTGGTCACAGCATTGGCCGAGTTGTTCGTTGGCTCGGTAAACGCTGATTTCACACCCAAAAGGATATTGCTATGAAAATCCGTAACATGGTTCGTAAGTACGCTGCTCCGGTAGCTGTTGTCACCTCCGCCGCTGTCGCTTCCACCTCCGCGTTCGCCGTGGATATCGCGACCGAGTTCGCCGCCGCCAAGGCCGCAGCCGAAGGCAATATCAACCTCGTCGTGGTTGGTGTCGTCGCTCTGGCTCTGCTGACCTTCGGTATCGGTGCTGTCCTGTCCTGGACTCGTAAGTAATGTTCTCCGCCCTTCTCTGGGCGACGGCTGTAGGCCTCTGTTTCGTCCTTGGCTTTACGTCAGGGGTCTATGCCGGATAACACGAGGGGGCGGGGAAACCCGCCTTTTTTTTATGAAATGGATCTTCGCCCTCTTATTTCTCATTCCATCGCTTTCATTTGCTGTTGAATCACTTCCAGCCAAGCAAACTACACATAAGCTTTGCACGGGTTTTTTTGGTATTAATTCACCTTCTTCCCTTGAATCTTGTATAAGCCAGTTTAAGGCCGCTTTTTCATCTGCTGGTTATTCTTATACTTATCCCTCTACTGTAGATAGCTGGAGTCAGCTTTCTACTGGTTCTGTTCTTATTCGTTGGTCTAAGGGTTCTTCTGGTGGTAACTTCTACGCCTATTGGAAGGATTCACCTACTTCTGTTTATATTTGCCCTCCTGATGGTCATCCTGATTTTATTATTGGGCCTGTTGACCTTAATGGCTCTAAAGTTTGTCAGCGCAAGCCTAAAATTTGCCTTAAGGGTGCCATTGTTCGTGTTACTTCTGACGGCAAAGAGACCTGCGTTCCAAACTGTGGTTCTGCCGCTGGCCTTGCTCACTCCGGTCAGTATTTCTTTCAAGCTGGCCCGACTTCTGGATCTACTGCCGGTGAAATTAAGTGCTACGGCCAATGTTCCATCCAGACCATTGGCGGTGGTGTTCAGCTCTCATCCGGTGCTTGGACGGGTTCTTTCACCTTCACTGGTGCTAACTGCTCTGTCGTCCGTCCAGAACCTACCCTCGAATCAGAGAATGACACCTCCTCCAACGGTGACGCTCCACCCGTCGATAACTCCAATACCTCTCAAGGCACAGAGGACGCACTGGGCGACCTTCAGGGCTCTATCTCTGGTGCAACCGGTACTCAAGTTCAGCCGAACGCCACCGGCCCCAATGGTGAGACCACGCTCAAGGACGTTGCCAAGGTAGTGGCCGACTCGGCCAACGCACAGATCAAGGCCAGTTCTGAGCAGAACCTCGCCACCGGCAAACTCGTCTCCAATATCTCCAAGGACATACAGAACGCCATCCACAACAGTGGCCATGGCGGTGGTGGTGCCTCTGCATCCCTTCAGGCCCAAGGCAACGGCAAGCTCGACGGTATCAAGGACGCTCTCGACCAGATTTCCGACAAGCTCGACAAGGAAGAGGAAGGGGATGGCCCGTTCGTCCCGGGCGCTGGCTCCGGCGCGTTCTGGGAAAGCGTCATTCCCGAATCCTCGTTTACAGAAATCAAAGAGAAGCAGGCCGAATCTATCCAGAAGATGAAGGACCTGAACACTGAATTTCAGTCCTCTATCAAGTTCACAGAGCTCTCTGCCTCTGGTGAGCCTGATGAGTGGACGTTGAACATGAACGGTACGGCTATGCCGTTCGGTATGGGGGCGTTTCAGATGATCCTGGACATGGGCCTTGCCGCCATCGTCCTCTTCATCTGTGCGCTGTATGCGGTCTACATCATCGCGAATAGGAAATGAATTATGATAACGGAATTCATAAATTGGGTGTCGGGAATGATGGTGGATATCCATGCCTTCTTTACTGATGGAGTCCCTTACATCGTGTCCAGAACGCTGGCCTACGTGGTCGAGATTGGTCTCTATCTCAAGATTGAGGGCGAGATCATGATGATCCAGCTGGGTTATTCCATTGCCCAGCAGATCCTCCAGGACTTCAACATATCCGGTATCCTCCAACCGCTCATGAGTTCGTTGCCGTCCTCTATCCAGTGGTTCCTATTCCAGTCCGGCGCGGTCGATGGCTTGAACATGATCCTTCACGCCATTGTCACTCGCTTCGCTCTGAACTTCTTGGGGTGGTGATATGGCCGTCGTCATTCGTCACGGGCCTAATGGCTCTTACAAGTCCGCCTCTGCTGTTTGGTATGATCTGCTCCCTGCTCTTCGTCAGGGCCGCATCTGCATTACCAACCTTGAGGGGTGTTATCCCCTCGAGGACATCGAGAAACGGCTCGGAGAGAAGTTTCCAGACTCTACCCGCCTCTACCGTATCAACATCATCCACGATGACGCCTTGCGCCTCTGGCGCCGCTGGTTTCACTGGGCTCCTGTCGGCTCTTTTCTTCTCATGGACGAAGTTCAGGATATTTACCCTGACAAGTCATGGAAGGAATCCGATTTGGATTACCAGCCGATTGAAACCTATAAAGACCAACTCCCGCCGGGTCTTATTGATGACTATTATGCGGCTCTTGATGCCTGTAAGCCCGAACAGTTCGAGTCCTGTGATTACGATGATACGGGTTCATTATTATTTGATGATAATGGCCGTATTGTTTATCCAAAGACCTTGAATGGTGCCTTTAAACGTCACCGTAAATTCAACTGGGATATTGTTTGCGTTACCCCTGATATAAACGATATTTCCCCAATGGTTCGTGGTTGCGCCGAATTAGCCAAGGCTCAATCTAATAAGGACTCTTTCTTTTTATACAGACGTAAGCCGAGGATATATGAGCACAATCCGCGTCAAAATGGTGTCCCCACTGCGAATTCTCCGGTCTATCGTGAGAAAGTACCTTTGGCGGCGTTCCTCCTCTACAAATCAACCCAAACCGGCAAGCATACGAAGTCGGGTCAGTCTAAAGGCCCTTTCAGCTCACCCCTCTTTTATTTTTATGCGTTTCTTATTCTGGTCTTTGGTGGGTTCGCTATATACAACTATTCTGAGGCCGATAAGCTCAATGCTCAGATCGATGGTAAATCGACTGTGGCAACTCCTGAAAAAGATCCTGATGTGGCTGTTCAAGCTGGTTCGGATCTTCCTGATAATGTGGGCACTGGCCGCCCTGACAAGGTACGTCCTAGCAAGCCTGTTTTTGTGAATCCCTATGACGCCAAGTCCGTCTACGTTACCGGCGAATCACTCGACACCCAGGGGAACGGCGTGATCACTATTGCCCTGTTCACCAAAGACGGCGATGAGTACCACACCAACAACGATGAGCTCTACTCCATGGGCTATGCCGTTCGCTATAAGCGCTATTGCCAAGCCGAGCTCTACAACGTCGAGACCGGCGATTCTGTCACTATCTTCTGCCAGCCCACTAAATACGAAGAGCCTAAGCCCTCTGCTCTGCCTACTCCTGCCCTCATGAACCCCTTTACCACTAAGGACAATGGAGAGGGTGGCGGCCAGACGGGAGCGACCTAGCGGACGGCAGGTCCGACACCCTCCATTGCATGACCGATCATCTTTTTATTTGAAATCTGTTTACATGAATCAAGTTTGCGCTATAATGAATCATGTAAACGGAATTCAAATAGTGAGGTGTTAAATGGAAGCTAAACGCGGTGGTGCTCGTCCCGGTGCTGGTCGTCCCAAGTCTGAACCGACAACTATGGTTCGTGTCCCTGATGGCTGCCTTGAAGCCGTCCGGCATTTGATTTCTGTATACAGAGATACCGGTTCCCTTCCGGTTTCCGAGCCTTGTGGCGACAGCCATAAACAGGTCGAGTTGCCGCTGGCCAGTCAGGCCAGCGCCGAATCTGCTCCAGTTCCTCAGCCGGTTGTAGAACACCGGACTAATCCCGCCTCTGATGCTTGGGCAGTTTACGAGTCATCAATCTCTGATCGTCTTGGTTTCGTCGAGCTTAAGGAGCGGTTCTTCCGCGTGGCTGATGAGTCTGAGGAGAACGGCTATCACTTTACCTACCTGTTCTTCCTGCAGTTGCTTGAGCGTCTTTGCTCTATGACGGCAGAGGAAGGCTTTATCCCTGTGGAGTGGGGTAATATCCGCTGTCTCCGCGCCTACGTTCTGGACTTCTACAAATCCAACCCTCAGTTTCATTGATTGTCAGCCCATGCAAACGAGCGGCCGAAGGCCATAGCGAGTATAAGGCCGCTCACTGCTGTCCATTTCTGGGAAAGCGGTAGGCCGGCCGAAACTTCTTTGGAATGCTTCCCTGATGCAGGCTCACCCCCTTCCCTGCTAAACCTTCTTTAGTGCTCCGCTAGAGTGCCCAGCCGAAGGCTATAGGGCACGTCCAGCGCCTGCCTATGCCTCCTGTCGAAGACAAGCGACACTCACCGCGCCAGCCTGTTTGCCCCCCGTGTAGTAATACGGGGGGAATTCCACTGGGTGCCTACCCTGGGCACCATGCCACCGAATCCCTGCGGCCCTCTGGCTGCTTGTTTGTTTTTTGGTCATGCCTCCTTTCACTCGGTGCCGAGGTGGGGTATGCTTTTAACCAGCAAGGGACTACTGCACAAATTCTGAGG